CCGGTACCGGGGCAGAAGTATAAAAAACGTGGTTTCTTATCGGTGGGATATGACCATTCAGGGCATGGTGAAACGCCTGAGGCTTCAAAGTCTGCGCTTGTGGTTAATGAAGAAATATCTGGCTTTTATTGTCGGATTTTTGCTAAGACCTGGCCGGCTGGTACCGATGAGAAAATTATTAAAAATGATATAAAAGCTTTTTGGAAATTCTTTATGCCCAATACCGCGCACGGCGATGCTTATGGTATTGGATTACTGACCACGTTAAACGATGAGCTTTATGCTGAAGGCCTGACTGATATTAATCGCAATACGGTTGGCGATGGTCAGAGCACGGCCACAAACTGGGGAGGCTGGGCGTTTGCTCCATTGCGCTTTGAAGGCACCACCAAGCATTCAATGGCTCAGGCCGTACAACAAAGCTATCACAATAAACGTGCCGTGATGCCATACCTTGATGATTTTCAGGGCGAGGATCAGGCTGTTGAAGACATGCGACTGTTGGCTAAACAGACACTGAACATCAAACCCGAACAGGCAAAGGTTAGTTACAGCACTTACAAAATGATTAATAAAAAACTGGGTGATGATTTGTTTGATGCCGACATGGCTGCACAGTGGGGCCACTTAACCCAGGGCGCTGATATTATTCCGGGCGTTATTGTTACCAGTTCACATACTCAGGCTGAATTGTTGGCTCGGCCATTACCTCAACCCGTTCCGCACAGAGGATTACCTAATGCGTAATTTAGTCGCTATTCAAGAGCGAGCCGTCAAACTAGGTGTTATTGATAAAGTACCGGCTATTGCAAAAGACCAGGCCTTAAGAGAGGCCGGTTATATCAACACCAAAAGCAGTGAGCGAGGCCTGCGAAGTACACCAGAGAATATGATGGTTTATGCCAATCGTTTTGGCTGGGTTGATCCGTCATTGCGTGCTGCTATTCTTGATATTCGTAAAATTGATAAAGACGATGGTCGTGTTAAAACCATGCACCGTAAAATGTCACGTACAGCGGTTAAGGGTGGGCTGAAACTGGATGATGCCAGCAACAATAAAAAACTTTCTCGTTTATGGAAAAGCTATAAAAAACGATTGAATTTACACAAACATGAAAAGCTGGAATCGGATGCCAGCGGCCTGGTTAAAGAAGGTAATTTGTGCATGCAGTGGGTAGTGGATATGGAAAGCCGAACGCTGCAGGCTGGCATACGCATGCCGACTGAAACCATTAACCCGGTGGTTAACCCTAATGGTCAGTTTAAAAGTATTGAACAGGCGTATGAGCAGTTTGATTTAACGACGGGAAAAGTAACGGCTACTTTTTCGCTGTATCAAATGAGTATTGGTCGTTTAACACCTGATAATTATGATGACCGTGGTTCGATGGGGCGCCCTTACCTTGATGCGGCTCGTAAAAAATTCAATCAGCTCATTATGACTGAAGATGCTATGGTGTTGCGCCGGCATTCGCGTGCGCCGCTTCGTATGAGCCATTCGCTTGAGGGAGTCACTGAACCCGAATTACTCGAATATAAGGCGCGTGTTGAAGCGGACCAGATGCACGGCAATACCAACGATTATTACTCCAATAAAAAAAGCTCAGTAACACCTGTGCAGGGTGATGCCAGCCTGGGCGAAGTGGCTGATGTAATGCTTTTACTGGACGGTTTTTTTGCCGGCGGCCCTGCGCCCAAAGGTCTGTTTGGTTATGTCGACGGTTTGAACCGCGACATCCTGGAGGACTTAAAGAAAGATTATTTTGATGAGATCGATGCGCTGCAGGATATTCAGGCACAGGTTTATGATTTTGGTTTTCGGCTGGATTTATTGCTGAAAGGCATTAACCCGGATAAATATGATTTTGAGGTTAAATTTGCTGAGCGTAAAACCGATACGGCCAATCAACGTGCTGACCTTGCTTTAAAACATAAAGCTCTGGGTATGGGTGATATTCACGTATGGACTGTTGCCGGTGAAGACCCTGCAAAAATATTAAAAAGCCGACAGGCACAGATTAATTCGAATGATCCTTATCCGAGTGATTTGGAAGTGGATTTTGAGGAAGAGAGCGCCAACACGCCGAATATTAGCGTGACGCCGGGTAATCAAAAGAAGGGTGAGAGTGCGACGGATATTACGACGAGGTCAAATTAAAGATATTTATTTGATCAGGCTTGACTATATTTATGAATATAGGCCATACTGTAATCAAGAGTTAAGGAAAGGCCAAAACTCAATATCAAAGGATAAGTATTATGAAAATTTTAGATAATGAAAAAGAAATGATCCGTTTATATGAGCAATACATTGCTTCGGTTAAAGATAAATATAAATGTGACATGGATCGGTTTCGTGATTGGTTAGTTACTGATGGCCATGAGAATGAAGAGACCGGTGAAATGTACATTGAGATACCAGGTAATGAAACATTGTCTGGGCACGCTGAAATTTTGGACTGGTAAGCAATGTCAAAGCAAGGTGGAAAAAGAGAGGGTGCCGGACGGCCGTTCGGTAACCCTCGGTTAGTTAAAGTGCCCGTTGGTTATAAGTTGCCTCGCTGGCTTGTTGATTGGATAAGAGAGCAAGATGAGCCAGCCGCTGTATTGATCGAAGAGGCGCTGATCGCTAAGCATGACTTGAGGCCGCCAAAATGAAATCATCCGAGTATAAATAATGCCGTACGTTTTAGCCCAAAACCCGCGCACTGCCATCAACGCCACTATTCAGCGGGCGTCGGTGGCTGCGCGGGCGGCGATGAATCGGTTCGATGGTGAGACACTGGCTCAGCTGCAGGCCATTTATCAGCAGGCGTCTCATGAAATTCAAAGCCAGATTAATGCGTTTGCTAATGTGGATGGTGCGCTGACCCTTAATACATTGCAGCCGCTAAAGGCTCAGGTTGACCAGGTATTAAACAACCTGGACCGGGCCAGTATGACTTTATTAAATGGCTCGCTGACAGAGGCCGCCAGTTTGGGGGCGAATCCGTTTGCGGAAATATTAACCGGCAGCGCTATGTCTCGTATTAGCACCGACGCGGTTAATTTTGTGCATAACTTTGTAGCTAATGATGGTCTGCAGTTGAGCGACCGGATCTGGCGGGTCTCGAACAATGCTCACCAGGTTATTGGTAACGCGATCGAGTCGGCCATTATTCAGGGGCACGGTGCCAGTCAGGCGGTCAATCATTTACTGGCTAATGGTTTACCCATTCCCGCTGATCTTCAAAGTAAATTAAATGCGGCCAATGCGGTGGGTGTGGGTCGTGCCAGTGTCAATGCGTTAATGACCGGTGCTGGCTCACCGCGAGCCAATGCGCTGCGCCTGTTTCGTACAGAGATGAACCGCGCTCACGGTGAGGCTTATATGATGGGTGGGGCGGATCATGAAGACTTTGGCGGCTGGCGGTTTTTACTCAGCCCGCGCCACCCGGAGGCGGATGAGTGTGATATGCATGCACGTGTTAACCGTTACGGGCTGGGCGCCGGTGTTTATCCCACTCGTAAAGCCTGCCCGTGGCCCGCACACCCGAACACGCTGAGTTATGTTGAGATTGTGTTTAAAGATGAAATTACGGCTGATGATAAAGCCGGCAAAGAAAACCGTATTGACTGGCTCAATGGCCAGATTAGCAGTATTCAGCACGGGGTTTTGAACAGCCGTGGCAAGCAAGGCATGTTGCACGCCGGTTTGCTCAAAGAGAATCAGATCCTGACGCCGTGGGTTACTTTAAAAAGCCGATTGATCAGCAAAGGCATTGATCCTGATGGTTTGGTTGTGCGGGCAACAAATTAAAAATCATATTGCGGTTAAATTGAAAGAGAGATAAGCAATGATTGCAGTCAATAGAACAAACATATTGGTGCTCACAATCCCGCGCACTGGTACGCACTTCACGAACTACTTTTTGTTTGAGTGCGAGGGCCGCATTGTGCCGGTTGAGTATGACGATTGGATAGCGGGCAATAATCCAATTAGCTATACGCCGGATCATTGTTTAGTCTGGCAACATTTTGATAATCAGACGATGACGCGAGTCAATGCAATGCTTGCCGATGATCCTGACTTGAGAATTGTTGTGCCGATGCGTGATCTTGTAGATTCTTTTATTAGTGCGAAGCTGATGAGGCATGACGCTTTCCTGCCATCGTTGCAGTCTTTTATAGACAACATTGACGCCATACTTCATTACAAATTCTTAATTGATGGAAAAAAGTCGAAGAAAAAAGAACTTGAGGATTTAATAACTTATTGCGGCGTTATTAAAAGCGATAAGTTTGCAAAGTATGAACTTTGGCCCGACATTAATAGCGTTAGACCACTCGATACTGAAACAGAGATGAACGCGGTATTGATACGCAATATTTATGATGACGCAAAAGATAAGTATTTGAACGGAGATATTAACGGCCTGCGAGGCTATGTACCTGAAATCGATGCTTTAATTAATAATGAAACCGTTAAATTAAAGATGAAAGAATTTGGCTATACAAAGAGTGACTTGTCGTGGCTGTAGATGCAATTGCACAC